TTATGCGTATTTTCCACTGCCAGCACATTGTTGGATATGCTCAAGTTGAACGATTTGGCTCTCAAACCCACCAAAAAATTTTAATCCAGATATTAATGCCGTAGCAGACAATGCAATAGTCTGATTTTCTAAGGTTTTAACCTCATCTTCTTTTGGGTTGTGCCCAATAGAAATTTGTTCGCCAACAGAGTGAAAATTAATTAACATCTCCAAGTTACCATGAGAATTACGGCATAAATGCGAGTAAAAGCCATTGTAAATATCTACTTCACCCGCGAGTTCAAACTTCTTTGAAATAGACATTAACTCTCTAAAGTTAACTTTTTTTCCTGTTGTCTTTGTCTTATAAAAATCAAACGATTTATTCATTTCATCAATATAATTGACCTCATTGATTACACACATGAGGTCAACATATGATTCCAATGCACTGCGAAGAATAATTGGCGCTGAAGCAATACGATTTTCTTTTAGTAGCAAAAGAGTATCTTGGCTTAACTCTGTAACTCTAGTCATCAGTAATGCGACATACTGTTCCTGCTTATTTTTATGAAATATTTTGGAGAAGGCATCGAATCTAATATCATTTAGATCATCCCAAACTAGATTATTCAAGTGAACCTCTGATACGCATAACGCCCTGTTAACAGGCAATAAAATAGTTGGCTAAAATTAGCGACGAAGGAGCAAAAGCCAACTGTTTTTTGTCCTTGTTTAACAGCTTTTATGGATAATACGCCCATCTTAATTACTATTTAGCACCCTTTTCGGGTAATGTGAGACTCAGGCTTAAGCAGCAACTTAAGCTTTCCTTGTCGTAGTTCGATTGAGCAAAGGCTCCTCTGTTGAGAGACCGATAACAAGAACGAACGCGACAAAGGACTCCAAGCACCACACTCGAATAGTCTACTGGGTCTCGAACCCGCATTTTGCAAGTAAGAGTTAGCTTATTATGAATACTAAAACAAATCAAAAAATTAACGTCGGTGTTGATACCGGAAAATACCAACTCGATATTTACATCCGTCCTTTAGATATCTACTTCACGGTAGAAAACAATGACAAAGGTATTAAAGAAGCCGTTAAAATCATTAAAAAACACAAGCCTGAACGTGTTGTTATTGGGGCTACAGGGCGTCTTGAAATGCCCTTTATATTGGCTTGTGCGAATGCCAATATACCCTTCACCATTGCTAATCCTGTTCATATAAAAAGGTTCGCTGGTGCACTTGGCCAACGAGCAAAAACAGATAAGCTTGATGCGCAATTAATTGCCCATTACAGTGAAGCAATTCAACCTAAGCTCTCTCGCCTAAAGCCTGACACCATGCAAGCTATGAGTGACTTGGTAACGCGAAGGAATCAGTTACTCAACATGCAAACGATGGAGAAAAACCGTCTTCAAATCATGCCTAAAGAGTTAGTGATGACAATAAAACCTGTACTGACTTTATTCAAAAATCAGATAATTAAAATTGAAAATAAAATAGTTAAACTCATCGAAAGCTGCCCTGAATATCAAGCTAAAAATATGATACTTCAAAGCATGACGGGAATAGGAAAAATTGCAGCAGCTTCTCTCATCAGTAATTTGCCAGAGTTGGGTTATATTAACAGCAAACAAGCCAGTGCTTTAATTGGTGTAGCACCAATGAATAGAGATAGTGGTCGATATAAAGGACAGCGAAAAATTCAAGGAGGAAGGCCACAAGTGAGAACCGTTTTATACATGGCGATGATGTCAGCAATGCAATCTAATCCCGTTTTCAAAGCGACATATCAGCGATTATTGGCTGCAGGAAAACCTAAGAAGGTAGCGGTTATTGCCTGTATTAGAAAGATGATTGTGATCTTAAATTCAATGCTAAGAGACGGAGTTATGTGGGAAGCGCCAAAAGTTATTAATTAACTATTGACGCCATAGTCTCTTGTTAGCTGGTTACAGCACCAAACTGTGATTATTGCTTTCCTGCCATATGAAATAGAAAGAATACAAAAGCCCCAAAGAGTAGAGCGCCAACTATTACCATACTTGTTAATGTTTTCGACTTTTGCATCGAATCTGATAAATCTTTTGCTGGTATAAGTCCTAATGTAATTAGAATATTTAGAAAAAAGTCCATTTGATAATCTCCATTTTAATTAACCTGCTAACGCCTCACTAAGAGGCAAATAATTGTTGGCTAAACTAAGCGACGAAGGAGCAAACAGCCAACTGTTATTTGTCCTTTTGAGTAACTTGTTAGTTTTATTAAAGCTTTTGCAATTGTTCCCTAAAATCAGAAGCAACAAGTTCTTCGAAAGTATTCCCGCCACCTTCCTTATCTCTATAATGGCCCATTGTATTGGAGCCAACGGTTATTGTTTCATTCTTCCCATTTAAAGGGATAATATCGCCTTCCGATGCATTTAATATTTCCTCAGCTTGATCTTTTGTTACATCAAGATGGTATCCCCATCCACCTGTTGCCTGAGTATTAATAGTTGTTGCCAAATTGAACCTCCGATAAAACTAACGCCTCATTAAGAGGCAATAAAATAGTTGGTTAAAATGAGCGAGGCACGAGCAAAAACCAACTGTTTTTTGTCCTGCTTTAATGACTTGTTATTGCTACTTTCGCTGACCTAGAACAAGCCTTAACAACGGTTTAGCTACAAGAAAAATGAGGCTTATCATTATTAGAATAAACACACCAAGTCTTTCAAATTCACCCAAACTAAAGAATACCGAATGTTCATTTGGACTCATTATTTTAAGGTTGGCAAAAAGGCCAATGCCAGAAAGAAACACGAGAATTATTACCATTAAAATAGTCCTTAATGGCTCCTTATATTTATACTCTGCTTTGTCATCCTGACTCAAGTCATACTCCAAAAACTAGGTAGCTATAACGCCTCATTAAGAGGCTAAAAATAGTTGGTTAAAATAAGCGACGAAGGAGCAAAAACCAACTGTTTTTTGTCCTGCTTTAATGACTTGTTAGTTTACAATTACACCAATACTAATGAAAAAGCACTTAGCCAAATGAGCTGAAAACCATATGAAATACGCTGATGGATGCCAGGATTGCTTTGTGAAGGGAAGTAAGAAAAGATTAACATAAAATTGCGAAAAATTGCGGGATTACATGGGACGGTGTGGAATTAAGTGGGACGATATTAGAAAAGTTGTTTCAAATATGGAAAAGGCTCGTAAGGAGCCTTTTTTTATTGTTTGTAGTTAAATTTTTCTAACGTTGCAGCATGGGCCATTGCATCTTCTTCTTTCGTGGTTGTGTGGCCTTGCTTCTTTATAACTGCATGACCAAGGTTTGATTTCCCTTCGTTAACAGTAACCGTTGATTCAGCCATGCTGTCAATTACTCGTATTAAATAAGCGTGATCCTTAAATGGCTTTGCTTTTTGAGTTTTACGGGCCTCTCTAATGTTAAGAACTGTTGCTTCACAAGCTTTGAGAAGTAAACGGCTATTACTGGTTAGCGCTAACGTTTCTTTTAATAGCTTTAAAGCACGCGAGTTGTTCAATTTGCTTTTACCTGGTTTAAAAAGCCCTATATAAAGCAGAACATTTGGTGCTAACCAAGACTCAAGCTTTGAAACCTCCCCTAATAGCTCACTACTGGCTTCATCTTCAACCAACGAAAGTAAATCAATTGCGCTATGGCATACAGGGCAAGTGGTTAAATGCATCTTATAATTTTCCTTCAAATTCATGTTTTAACTTAGGCCAACAGCCATTACAGTAATGAAATTCATCAGTTGTTGGGTCGTTTTTCCATTTATGCCATTCAATCAGTTGCTGAACATCATCAGAAGTACCATTGTTATCTATTTCTCTGTGACAGTTCATTGCGTCACATTGGATAACTACTTTTGCTGTCATAACTAACTACCCGCCGCATTAATCATGGTTTGCCACTCTTTTGTAACAAGTGTTTTATCTTCTTTGCTGTACTTGGCACCAGCTGCTGCGGCAATCATTTTTTTTGTTGGAATAAAAGGCACAGAATGTAAGCCTTTTCGTTGATGTTCTGCAGCTATAGCTTCAGACAGTGCATTAACCAATAACATAGGGTTATGCACCATCATCAGTTCTAATTTCTCAGCAATGCCGTTAGTGCCTGTTTGTTTCAATACTTTTATAAAATTTGAATTTTTCATCTATTCTTTTTCCATAAACTTGAGCATTTCCCACTCTTTAACCTCTGTAAATATTTCTAATGGCGGTTGAAAATCATTACCGTTTTCTTGTGGCACCTTCACAAAGAAGGTGTTTTTTTCAAACTTTCCGCACAACCTAGAGTCGTGCATAGGAATACCTCTACTGGTTGGTTCGCCCATAACCATTTTAGGAAAGCTATATAAATCAAGCGCGTTATTATACGAACTAGGAATATCAACAGCTTTCATTTTAACTATAATTTTTTTACCTTCCTTGTTTGATAACTTAGGTAAATAGCCATCACATGATTTTTTCCAAATAGTCTTACAAGGTTGTTTGTCAAAATTAAAACAAGCAACTGAGCCTGATGTGTATTGTTGCCAGGATTTGGCCCCCACACTTTCCATTATTAAATTGATGTTGTCGTCAAACTTAATTTTCAGGTCTCTAATTTCACGTAGTTTGTCTAAGAAAGCCTTGTTGCTAGTTTTGTAAAATTTAAAATTCATTTTATAAATCCAATAAACTCGGTTGATTTGTATCGAACATATCGCCCTGGCGCTGCTTATGTTCCTTGTTTAGCATTCGGTAAATGTGAACGGCTGAATAGCCATATTTAATGGCCAATTCGTCAATATTTCTGCCGTTACACTCTTGAAATACTTTTGATTGGTTAATGATCGACAAGAGTTTTTTTCCTTTAGGGAAATAGAACTGTAAGCCAGCATAGCGACCAGCCAAGGTTTGACAGGTTTCTAGTGCCATATCAAACGCCTTTTTTTCTTCAATACCTGAATCTTTTAACAGCTGAATATTCAGCTCAAGTAGGTCAAAAAGAAACTGGCCGTTACGTTCTTGCTTGTCGGTCATAATTACGCACTCACTGCTTTTTGTGCTCGGGTTTGCCAAGCTTTTAGCTGCTCAATTGCGCTGTGCAGCATAGCCGTAGTAAACCATTCAAGCTTAGTGATAGGTGTACCGTTGTTTTCACCCTTACAGTTTTCAATAGCCCATTTTTCTAAAGCAGAATAACGACGATCACGAATAAGTTTTGAATCAGCCATTTGCTGCCAAATACTGAACAGCTTAGCGGCTGGCCCCGTTAACTTTTTCTTTGCTTTAGCTTGAACAACAAAGCCCAGGTCTTTGTAATGATCAAGAACGTCTTGTTTTTCACTTAATGTCATCGCCGTTAATGAATTTTTTCCCGTTAATTCAAGCTTAACTAAGCGTTTCATATCGTCATCATCATCGTGAAACTGCTTTTCTGCGATTTTAATTTTTTGTATTAATTTACTATGAGGCATGTGTTACACCTTCTTACGTTGTTGTAAGGCGGCATTTGCCGCCGAATTAGTGGCTAAAACCGTAACCTTAGCCAAATAAACAGGTTTGCCAGGATGGCGATTACATAACTGCCAGTACTGCTGTGTTGCATCAGCTTCTTTGATCTTGTTTGCTACACAATTGTTACCTACAAACACTTGATACATATCGCCATTCATAATGCGTCCCTACAAACTCTTACTAACTAACGGAATTTGCACCCAAGCACCTTCAATATTGCGCTCTTGAAAGGTAATGTAGGTTTTTGAATCGCTGCAAATAATGGCTTCATCTAGCGCTTTCATTGCTGCTTCCCATTTTTCAGTTTTATTTGCATCACGATATTTACGTAAAGCCAATATACGATTTTTGTTGTAATGGCCTTGCTTATCAGCTTCAAATGCGTCTCGCATTAACTGAGTTATAAAGCTGTTGGTATCACTTAATTCGTCTTCAATTACTTCAGTGATCAATTGCTTCGCGATATCAATTTCAGCGCCAAAACTTATTTGGTCAGCAATGCCAACTTGAATGCGAAGCTTTTGATCGTAGCTAGTTAACGACACATTACCTTTTGCACCACCAATGTTTACGTCGTATTCACCCGCTACCAAGGAAATTAAGTTATTTACCTCAGTAAATGTTTTACGCTTAAAATCATAATGAGTTTTACTTAGTGCCTTAGCTTCTTTAGCTAATGCAGTTACTAAGTCATGCTTTAAAATGTCTTGAGGCTTGATATCGTCAATAGGCGTTTGAAATCCACGGGCATTTAATAAAAATGTCGGTTTTTCTTGTTGTTCAATCATTACTTAATTCCTTCAATAACTTCTTTAGTGATCAACGGCTCACTCATGCTGCAAGCAAGGTTCATTGCCTTAACCAACATAGTGTTAACGTTGAGTGGATAGCTCATATCTTTAGCCTCTTGGCTGCGTTTTAAGCCGAAACTAGTAGATCCTTGCAAACGTTCTTTAATCGCATCAATGCCGCCCTGGTCAATTACCTTTGTATGGTCAACACCTTTACGGCTGAACTTATGAGCAACATAATCAGTAATACCAAGCCCTAACGGCGGTAAATCAACCACGTTACAGCGCAATGAAAACTCACGAACGTCATAATTGTTTAGGTTTTTATTAAGCTCGGTTTGGCCAACCAAAATAATACCTAGTAAACTTCTAAAACCTTCGCGTAGCTCATGAACACGTTTTAAATGCTTTAATACCGCATTACTTAAATCGTGCGCTTCTTCAATTACTAACACATGGCTATTGCCGTTTTTAACGCTTTTGATCAACTCACGTTTAATTTGGCGAGAACGTTTTTCGTGGCCCATTTTTAAATTTTTAATATCAAGCTCGTCGGCTATCGCTTCAAAAATCATCGCCGCCGTAAGTAGCTTTTTATCAGTAACTTCAGGCTCAATAATTACCAGGTTAGGCATTTCAGTTTTAGTGTATTCATTAAAGCACTCGCGTAAGGTGGTTTTACCTGCGCCACACTCCGCTGACACCGCTAAAATACTGCTATTTTGTGCGGCTTGAATCATCGCTTCACGTACACGTAAATGATGATGACTAAGGTATAAATCACCCATGCCACGCATTTCGTCGGCAAATGGGTGTTGAGAAACACGAAAGTGCTTCATTGCTTTTTGGGTTAACATTTCAGGCTCCATACTTTCAACAAAATTGTTTTTTAAAATGTTTTTTCTCGTCGTTCCCTTATGCTCACGGGCGGTGGTTTGCCACATGGTTTTTATTTCTTCCTTTGTGGCAAATTTAGTTAACCAAACTTGAAGTGGTTGTTGAAAATCCTCTAGTGTGTATTTAGTTGTGGTGTAGCCATTATTCAAAAACATATTGAGCGTGGCCGGACTAACATTTATCCCCGCTTCTTTAAGTACTTTGTTTGCATCTACTTGGGTAAAGCTATATTTAACCAGTAAAAACGAAGCCCTAAAGGTTTGTGGTTCGCTGTTTTGCTCAGCGGCATTCTCGAACATAGTGTTCGTTTCCTCCCCAGTTAAACGGCCATTGAATAACCGCAATATTGATTTTTTAACAGCTTGTTGGCTGTACTTTTTAGGCCAAATACCCTGCATCAATGCACGTGCAGTACCTTTGCTACATGGCATACCGTCAGCACACAACTGGCGAACCAAACTCACTTGTTTGATCTCGTGCTTGGCCATCACATCGCCAATTGACAAAAACTCGGTTGAAGCATGAATTTTTAATAGTGCTGACATATAAAACTCCTTGTTTAGGTAACGTTATTTAACTAACTTAAAAACTTGCGCTGAAGGCTTCACTAAGCCGTTATGCAACTCAGTAACAATGGTGGCAACGTCTTCACGGTATGCTTGAGTGAATTGCTCAACATGCTCACTTTCAAACGGCTCTAAATCACGGCCAAGCTGCTTAAGTACTGCCATTTTTAATTCAATACGTGAAAGTGGTTTGCGTTCTTCCGGTTGGAATTGCTCAGGCACATCAAACTTTTTGCCTTTCGGCGTAATGGCTGCTGGCTCGTCAATGTTGGCAATATGGCTAAGGGCATCAATGCTGCCCTCAAATGGCATGGCTTTTTTCTTCTTAGCTTTGGCAATGTCTTCATCGCTTAAGCCAGGATAAGCAAGCCTGTCCATTTCTTTTTGGTTGGTATCAATTTGGCTATCTTGCTTAGTGTTGAACTCTTCACCAAATACAGCAGCATCAGCACGAAAGCCCATTTCAAGAAATTCAAGCGGCGCTACTTCATGCAATACATCATCACCAAATTTATTTTCAATAGTCACTAATACACGGCATTCATCACCAACAACCAAGGGGCTAACCAATACTTTAATGCCAGCAGAAATGCAGTCTAAGTTCGCCAGGCTATACGTAAGCGACTTTTTAACTTGTGGGTGAGAAAAAGTAATTTCTAAATCAGGTTTAACAATACGCGTTACAGGCTCATGGCTGAAAATATAACGACAGTAATCAAGGCTAGGTAAAGCACGTAAATGTTGAATGTTTCCGGCTTGCATAATCGTTAGCCAGGCATCAGTACGTGCCATACCATGGCGGCTATGCTTAGCGTTGTAATTAGGAATTAAATTAGCGTTGTAAGCGTTTTGCCATTTCAGCGCAATGGCATTTAGTTCTTCCACACTGTTTACAGACTCAAGAAACAAACGGCCTTCAAAACGTTTTTCAACAATGTCATTCGCTTTTTCAACAGCGCCCGTTGCGCGGGCCAAATGGGTGGTATGGGCAATATGTTCAACTTGTAAACAGCTTAGCGCGTGTTTAATTGCCTTACTGGTCATGGCACTGCCTTTGTCCCAATAAAGCGTTTTAGGTAAACCATGAAACGGCGAGCCGCTTGCCTTAGCCCAACAGGTCAATAAAAAGTCATACAAAATTTGTTGGTTTTCACCTGCACTTTCAAAGTACTTAACGCTAATTAACCCGCTGTAATGGTCAACCATTACATAGCGCCAAACGCGTAAACGCTTTATTTTTTCAAGCTGCTCAGGTTTGTTTTTATATTGCTCAGCAAAGGTGGTGTGTTTTTGAATTCTGCCGCCCTTATTATTTGGCGGGTAATAAAGTACACACAATGAAGCATCAGCTTCATGCACATGGTTACTGTGCAACGTTCTAATGTAGCCGTGGGTGGTGTCTTGTTTGGTTTGTTTAGCGGTTAAATTTTTATCGCGCAATAAGCGGTTAACCGAACTAGGTGATAAAAACTTATGTCCGTTCTGGCTTAAAATGCTAATAGCATCGGTGGTTTCAACCAAGGTTTTACCGTTAGCGCGTGCGCTCGTTTTACTTACGGCAGCAAGTGTTAATAACGATTGTTCATCTTGGCTAGTAGTACCTGCATCTTTACGTACTTTTCTACCACTACTAAAGCCAATATTTTTTAAATTGCGGTAAACCTTGTCTTTACTCCAACCTAGTTCAGCCATAGCACTTGCTAAAATAGCGCCTTTGGCGCCATTGGCAGCATGTTGAAGCTGTTCACCGTAATTTTTTAGAATGCTAATTGCTACGTCGGAAATCATAATGTACCTACTAATAAGTTAATGGCTTACGGTTATTCAGTGCTATCTGTAACTTCGTTATCATTGTTCGAATGCAACTGGTTAAACAATTCATCAGCTGTTAAATCAGGGTGAAACTTATCGCCAAGCAGAGAAAACGCATCATTACAAAAGTCACTCACCACACTTAAATTGTGTTGTGCTTCGCTTAACAAGCTGCGACCAATATGCTCAATGGCTTTTTCGTCAAGGTCGTGATTTGCGCTTAAGTTGTTTAATACATCAAGTAACTGGTTAGCGCCTTGAGAAATTGAAGCGCGCGCTTCAATCATCGCGTTAACGCTATCTAACGCGTTACGGTGCCAAGGCGCTTGGCTAAACTGGCGAATTGATTCTTGCTCTTTTATCGCGTTAAGTTCTTGCTGCTTTTCAGAAGAAAGTTCGCGTGCAGCTTTTACGGTGTTGTTAGCTTCTTTGACTTGTTTGGCGAGCTCTTTTTTTTCTTTGGTATGGCTGACAACCAAATCTTCAATAAGCTCTTTAACAGCGGCTTTATCACCTAAATCAACTTCTTCACTGTTGATTACCGCTAGTTGTTGTGGCTCAGGTAATTGGCGAAGTTTACGAAGTTCACGTGTACCTAGACCAATACGTTGTGAAGCTTCAAAAAACTCTTCACCGAATTCATTGAAGTTAAGTAAGTTGTTATCAATAGTCTTTCTGGATACTTGTAATTTATGTTGGCAAAAATCATCCCAAGTGGAAACCGTTACCAGTTTTTTATCTTTATCTCGATAGGTTAAACCCTTGTAGGACTTGGATTCTTTGATGCTTTGTAAAGTGCGTAGATTGGAAACCGTTACCAGTTTACTTAAAAAATCGAATGCGCGAACTTGGCCTAAATCTAAAAGTACTTGTTCAAGTCTTTCTACTGATTCTTTGGTATCAATAACGGCTTTTTGCTGCTCAGTGGATAAATCGGTGCTAACGTCATTCATTACACTAATTCCTTTAAAATACGGTTGTTTTTCATTAGTTCAGTTAACATATCTGGGAGATTTCTCGTTGCTCTTAGCTCTTCATATTCAGCTATCATTTCTGGTAGCTCATCAATTTCTTTGTTCACTATGTTTGCAGGGGCTTTAATCACTTCAATGCAATAGTCTTCCCATGTTGATATGGTTTTAAGGAAGCTCATTTGATAAACAAATAATTCATGATCTCTAATCAAGCGATAATGTTCTGTATTCGTAATGTCACTTGCCATTGACATACAGTTGCGTACATCCATAGCACCTACTTCCATAGACATTAATTGCATGATCTGCTCGGTTCTTGTCGGTTTTTTGTTTGTTCTTTTGCCTGATTTAGCAGCCTCTACAAGCTTGTTTAGGCTGCTGTCGTTGAGTGGTTTTTGTTTTTTAGTCGGTTCTGTAACTTTTGTGTCAGTGTTTGACATAACGAATTCCTAGATAATTTTGTTGTAGTTGGTTTGGTCTTGCTCAAGCTGCTGAACAGCAGTTCGCAAACCTATTTGAATGGTATTAGCTATTTGGCTAAACAATGGTGTAAGGCGATAAACCTTGTCGTTGGCTGGGTGCTTCTCTACCCAGTTTACTGCTTCTAAATTTGCTAAGGTCTTAAGAACGTTTGATTTGCTTTCACCAGACTTTTCAGAAATATCTGCCATAGTCAAACCATTGGCCTCAGCGCCAACTAGTGACATGACAATAATGCTCATACGATGTTGTGAACCGCTAAAATATTTATGGCTCATGATAAAACTACCGCTTCAATGTAAAGTGCAAAATAGAAAACTGAAAAAATCAAAAGAACACCTAATGTATTGGCTACAAGCTTAAGTGCGTAATGCTTGAATGATGACTTAAGCATTGTTACCTCCTAAAACAAGTTCATGTTGCGGTTGCTCTGTAGAGCTAATATTGCGCTCATGAAAAGCTAACGACTCCATTAATTTCTTAATGCCATCAACAGTCTCTTGGCTACTCGTTTGCTCTTGGCTGTTACGCATCAATAAGCCAGACACTTCAATCATAAAAGCTTGTAAGTCAATTAAATCTTTATGCTTTGCTTTGCGACCTGTTGGCGCTGGCACAAGTAAAAATCCTTGGCTGTGTGCCAAATATTGAGTAACAAAATTTGCACCACAGGCTTGTTCAAAGGCAATCACTTTGTTTACAGGCATTTTGGCAGTGCCTAACCACTTATAAATTAAATCACCTGTTTCACTTAAGTGATCACCAATGCGCTCAACACTCATGTTCTTCTTTTCAATGCCGTGCTGCTTAGTCAGCTGCAAAGCATGCGGCATGCTATGTGGCACCACCTTTTTCCAATATGTTTTAGTCATTAGAAGTCGCCTTTTTATTGTCTTTCCAAACAAGCAACTGGCTTGGAAATAACAGCTCGTATAAATTTGAATTCAACTTTTTCTGTAATGGCGCAACAACATGAACACCATTTGGCAAACGCACATGAACCAATACCGGTTTGAACAACTCTTGAAGCAACTCTACTTGCGGGATCCAAGAACGGTTAACCGCTATTACCTGAGTGGTTTCGAGTGGCGTGTGACGATAAGTATGAAGCATGGCGGTATTCCCCTAGCTAGCAAGACGCTGTTGAAGGTCTGCAATGCGTTCTTCGCGAGACGTGTCAAATACCTTAACGTTGTGATAACTCTCAACGTCAGGAAAAATATCTTTGATTTCTTTATCAAGTACCACAGCAATGGCATTAGCAACACGGTGACTACGGTTGGCTCTTTTACAAACTTGATGAATATTGACAGGCGTACATTTTAATGCGGCGGCAATCATAGACATTGAATAGCCTTTATTGCTTAACTCAATTTTGATTGTTTCATAATCCATAGTAGACTCTCTTTGTTAGTGCCTAGTTGCAGCTAGGTTTTAATAAAATAAAGGTTAAGTTGTTATCAAGTGAGTACACATTATTAAGGTTAACTTTAAATATGTCAACAGATGAAGACTTGTTTTCTGGTTTCTCAGAAGAAATGAAAAAAATGTTATCAAGAGTTAACACCTTATCACCGAGCGCGTTATCAACTGATAGCGCCATTGCACGTGAATTTGGTGTTAATCGTGGTAATCCAGCCCAATGGAGAAAAAGAGGAACAACGCCTTTTGATATTTTTATTAATTACGCAAAAAAAAATGAGATAAACATTCATTGGCTATTAACAGGTGAAGGTGAACCTAGCTTGTCTCATTTGTCGACACACGATAAAGAGCAACGTCACGATATTGCTCTTTCCGTGTATGCATGTGATATTGAGGCCGAGAAGCGAGTACAAGAACGAAATGTACCTATAACGAAGCAGATAAAAGAGGCATCTGCCTATATACATGATAATTTGGTGCTCGACGCTGCGCCTGAAGATTACGAATTAGTGAAAGCAATGCTTTTTAAATTAGCATTACAAAAAAATTGTGAAAGCAGTGAGCTTAAAGGCTTTATCGATTATTTAAATCGCCATGGCCAACAAGATAACGCTAATGAATTTGCTATGATCCCCGGTTACAACGTACAAGTAAGTGCGGGGCATGGTGCTATCAATAGTGATGAACAACCTACACGTTACCTAGCTTTTAGGCATAAATGGTTAAAATACCGAGGCTTTAACGAAAAAGATTTAGTGGTAGTGTTCGCCAAAGGTGACTCAATGGAACCGACTATATCGAACAACAATTCATTATTGATTATGACTAAAATTGACAATATTCAAGATGGTAGCATTTATGTAATCAGACAAGATGACACTTTATTAGTTAAGCGCGTTCAGCGCTTACTTGATGGTAACTTAAAGCTTATCAGCGATAATATGGCATATGAGCCAATGGTCTTATCTAAAGACAGCTTTGAATCATTAGATGTTGTTGGTCAAGTAGTTTGGATTGCCAAAGATATAGGCTAAATAGTTCATGATAAGGACATGGTAAATGGATAAGGAAATACTACAAAGAACCCGTATAGACGGCACTGATTTTTATAAAGATCAGCATGGTCAGTTATGGAAGAAAGTAGCCGGAGTTTATAAAAAAACAGATGAAGAACCTTATGCTAAAGTAGCGCCTGTTAATATAAAGCCAGTAATGAAAAATAAAACAAAGACATGTAAGAAATGCGATCAGCTAGTACAAGTAAATATTGATAAATGCCCGCATTGTGGCGTAAGTAATCCAGCAGACTCCATAAAGATTCAGCTGTTTAGCACCGTGTTTGTGCTTGTTGTGCTTGCCTCTATATTCTTTGGTTTTAAATCTTGTTCTGATAATTACGCAGAAAAGGAAAAAACAAGAGAACCAACCCCCAGTTATGCTTTTGTTCATTGTATGGGGTTTGTTGAAAGTCAATTAAAGTCCCCATCAAGTGCTGACTTCTCTTCCTACGGAAATTCTAACGTTACCCAACTAAAACAAACACGTCGTGGCGGCAAGAATGAAATTCAATATCTAGTGACTGGATATGTTGATGCACAAAATAGCTTTGGCGCACAAATACGCAATAACTATTCATGTAAAGTTACAGGGATAACAGGTGGTAGATGGATATTAGACAAAATTTCGATGTTGTAATGAAAACTAGATACAAATAAATAAAAAACTAAATTTAAAGGAGTCGCTATAATGACTAAAAAGCAAGATGACAAAGTAATTTTCCGTGATTCAGGCGAAAGCTTGGTCGAAAATAGAAAGCACAATAAAAGTGAGAGTGGCCGTTTCCACTTTGGTAATGAATCAAGAAGCGACACTATTACAACGCATTTTGCTACACCACCAAATCCTGATAAAGTTTCAGGGGATAAAACCAAAAAATAGGAAGTGCTATGACGTCAAGTGAACAAGTGTTTCAGTGTCAATTCCATCTTGGAATAGGTTCTTATTATCATATGTTACGCCAAAGCTATTTTAACGCTTGGCACCGCTTTGTCAGTGCATTCTCTCTTATATTCTCGACATCAGCGGTAGCTATAATAAGTTCAAAGTTAGAAATAGGTATTTTTTGCGCAGCTATTGTTGCTGTGCTACAAGCTGTAGATTTAATTATTGACACTCGCGGGCAAGGCTCTCTTCATAATGATTTACGTAACAAGTATCTTATGTTGGAACATGAGCTTTTAAATTATGGCTCGGCTCTTACAGAGCTCCAATTTAATGATCTGCAAATGAAAATTAAATCTATTGAATTGCAAGAACCACCTGTTCGTAAATTGTTATTAGAAGTTTGTCATGATGATATTGCTCGACGCTTAAAAGTTGATAAAGCGTATTTTCATAATGTTCATTGGTTTAAGGCTAATACAGCCAATATGTTTAATTGGCCGTCTGCGATAAAGGATTAAATAAATGCAAGATCATGAAGTTCAATTTGCACATAGAAATTACTCAAGTGGGTTAAAGGTCTACAACAAAATCATTGAAAAGTTAAGCGCATATAAACAGCCTAATTATGATCAGTTCGATATGAGTATTTCAACTGCTACAGATATATCATCTACAGCGCACTTTATAACGATGCTTGGTACTCAAATACTAATAGACTTTACTATTTCTCCGTATAGTGATCGAACAGACTTTTATTATGGAAAAATAAACTGCTATTTAGGTAATACGAAAGATTCATTATTACATTCTTTCTACTTTGACCATTATGAGAATATTTTTTCCAATCATCCAGATGAGGATAATTACGAAGATATTACGTTTAGTATTGAAAGGAAAATAATTATTATTTTATCAAAAGCTGTTATTGAGCAGCTGTAGCCCCACCTCCATAATTTACTAATACAGGTTATTACCACGCCTTTGTATATGCTGTCACTCTGGCAGCATGAAAAACTTAAACGAAATAATCTTACTTATTGATGACACGATACCCAGTATCGCGCGTCAAGCCATTGCCCGAATTCTTGTTGAAGAAGGTGGCTATAACGTAGCAAGTAGTGACCGTGGCCTAGAAACAAAATACGGTATTACTAAACGCTGGTATCCCAATGTTGATATTGCCAACTTAACAATCCCCTTAGCGGCAGATATCTATTTTCAAGACTATTGGAACTTCAACCAATGCGGACTACTCCCCGACGAACTGGCACTTACCTTCTTCGATGCCTGTGTGAATCAAGGCGGCGATTTTGCCCGCAAAACCCTGCAGAAGTTATTACGAGTAAAAGTCGACGGCATTATCGGGCCAAAAACCCTTAATGCGGCAGCTGCTGCATGTTCATTAATATTCTTAACTCAATTCACCCGTGAACGTTGCCGAGCCTATAACAACCTTGTGCAAGCTGATATTAGTCAAGTGGTTAACGTTGAAGGCTGGAATGACCGCGCATTAGACATTCTTATTGAATGCCAAATTATTGCAGGCTTTGGGGTAAGTACGCATGAATAGGTCTGATGTTCGCTATCAAGAAGGCCGTAACGCCAGAATTCAAGCTGAAATACTTATGGCAACAGCTAACAAGTCAATTGCCTTTAAGTGTATTTACAAGCGTCCTGAACAACTAAAGCAATATCGTCGTGGTTGGGACAACGTAACAGAAGTTGATATTAAAACGGCCATCCTACGTGCAACACAAAACGCAGCCTCAAATAAAAGGGCTCATCATGTTTAAAATGTCACTCGTTATCATTTTTTTGCTTATTGTGGGTTTAGCGTTTATCGCCCTTGCATGTCAAAGCTACAAGGCTGAGCCAGCCATATTTAGAAGTTATGAGCCCATTGCTTACTTTGGTATCGGTATGGCAATCATATTGCTGGATAACCTTATCGGCATCCTCACCTTAATTATTTGGTTAATCAATTAAAGGAAAAACACATGAAAAATTTCATTGTCATTTTACTGCTAGTCGCCTTGTTTGGTTGTCAGTCAACGTCTTATCAGTTCGGTGATATTTCAACAAAAGTAAATAGCATTGCCAAAAGTTATTGTGAATCAACAGACCCTATTTTACGGGCTGCACTAAAACGAGCATTGGCCCGACAAGGCGTTGTGATCGGTGTTGATTTTTGCATGGCAAGAAACCTTGTTGATGCGCTACTAACGCCAAAACAAACATATCCTGGTACAACAAAAAATAAGGAATAACCTTGGCTGACCAATTTGACCAAGCTGCAAAGTTAGAGCAGCAAGCGCTTGATATAGCGTTGTCTTCACATAAACCAGTTAAAGAACAATCTTTGATTATTGACGGAATACGCATTTGCTTAGATTGTGCAATACCTGTTCCCCAAGTACGTATTGAAGCAGTTGATGCTGTGCGCTGTGTTGACTGCCAAACATTAAATGAGTTTTCTAATAACAGACGGAAGTAGTTATGGAGTTTTTAAAAGATAATTTTCAAATTATTCAGTTTGCTATGTCGGCAATTATTTCTATTGCCATTTTTATTTTGGTCTTAGTTTTTGTTAAACGCAAAGACCACGAAATATTAAAAGCTCAAGTGCAAAAAATTCAAGATACCTACAGCACCGACAAAGCACATATAGCATTAGCAACTCAAGTAACAACCATTGAAACAAAGCTAAAAAGTATTCCCTCAAGTGAAGACAGGCACTCACTTGAAAAAGAAGTTAGCGAGTTAAAAGGCAGTGTTGACGGTATGAAAGACCTACTGAAAAACATTAATAACCACGTAAACATGCTTGTTGAAAACGAAATTAAAGGATAAATCATGGCTCTTCAAAAGATTCAAAACCAGCATCATCGCCTTTCAATTTTGCGGGCATTAGAGGCACTTGGCTACAGAAGCAACGACAGCATGATCCAAGATACGTGCGAAGCGTTTCACAACATAATGAGCCGTGACCAGGTACGTACCAATTTAGGGTGGTTAGCTGAGCAAGGTTTAGTGTCTGTTGAAAACGTGGGCGACATTATGAATGCCACATTGCTTAGTCGTGGCCAAGACGTGGCCCAAGGCAAAAGCTTTGTAGAGGGCGTTAAACGCCCAAGTGCATAGGTGACTTATGGCTAAGAAACAAAAACCTTATAACGCTGCTGAAAAACGACTGGTTTCTGCCTTTGCTCGATTCGTTGTTTACGCTGAAATTGAAAAGCAATGCATAAAACCTGCTTTTGAAAAAGCAAAGCCTAATGAAGCATTTGTTGCTGAAAGTTGGGTGAAAGAAGTTTTTAAAAATGACCCTGAAGCCAAGCGTGCATTAGCTGCTATTCGTCGTGAAGTGCCTAAAATTCGTCAAGACTACCTAAAGCAGATGGAAACCAAGTCATGAGTAACATTAAAAAGCGTGGCAAGGCGTCAAAAATCGATTTGTTGCCCCCTAAATTGAAAGTTGAACTTGATGCCTTATTACGTGATAAAAGCCATACACAGGCCGATATACTCAACGCAATAAATGAACGCATTGAACAAGCGGGCCTTACTAAACAAAAAATTAGTAAATCTGGTTTAAGTCGTTACAGCACTGAAATGGAAACGGTTGGCCAAGAAATAAGGGCCATGCGTGAGTCAACTGAAATGTGGATTGCTCAGTTTGGTAGCAAGCCAACAGGCGAAACAACACAGCTGCTACTTGAAATGTTAAAAACTCAGCATTTTAAGTTGCTGATGAATGCCAATGCTGATCCAGATAATTTACTTGATGCTAAAACCATAAACACCTTAGCCCTGACATTAAAGCGCTTAGAAGATGCGGCTATGTCAAATATGAAAAAAGAAAAACAAATTAGACAAGCCTATGCAGAAGAAGCTGCTGCTGCAGTTACCGAAGAACTTCGTGGTGAAGATGGTATGAGCGAACAGCTTGAAGCCAAGATAACAGGTATTCTCATGGGGAAAGCTTAATGGCTAGCATAGTAATGGACAAGCCTTGGGAAAAAAGCAAACGTGTTGTTGCTCTTAATTCCCCTAAAAAAATAAACCTGTCAGATGAATGTGAAATCTTAGGTGTTGAGTATGAGCCAGCGACTGAAGATAATTTTCCTGACCCATCCAAAGAGGCGGTATTCCTTCCTTATCAACAAAAGTGGTTCTTAGATAATTCAACTTATGCTATTGCCGAAAAAAGCCGTCGTACTGGTTTAACTTGGGCACAAGCAGGTAAAGATGTTATTACCGCGTCAAAGCCTCGTAGGCGTGGCGGTAGAAACGTATTCTATGTTGGCTCTAAACAAGAAATGGCGCTTGAATACATTGCAGCATGTGCTTTGTTCGCAAAAGCATTCAACCAATTAGCTGATGCTGACGTTTACGAACAAACCTGATGGGACAAAGACAAAAAAGAAGAAATTCTTGCCTACATGATCCGCTTCCCTAACACGGGAAAAAAAATTCAAGCCTTAAGCTCTCGCCCTTCAAATTTACGTGGCCTTCAAGGTGATGTAACCATTGATGAAGCTTCTTTTCATGTTGAGCTCGATGAACTATTTAAAGCTGCACAAGCGCTAACCATGTGGGGCGCTAAAGTTCGTATTATTTCAACCCATAATGGTGTTGGTAATTTATTCAACCAATGGATACAAGACGCTAGAGCAGGAAAAAAAGATTATAGCATTCATTCAATATCATTAGACGATGCTATAGAACAAGGTCTCTATAAGCGCATTTGCTATGTGTCTGGTCAAGAATGGTCTAAAGAAAAAGAACAAAAGTGGCGTGATGAACTTTATAAAAATGCACCCACTAAAGAAATGGCCGAAGAGGAATACGGCTGTATTCCTCGCGCAAGTGGTGGGCAATATTTAACACGGCCCGTTCGTGAACGCGCTATGGTGGCGGGTCGCCCCGTTGTTCGTTATACCGCTCCTGATGGTTTTTTATTGTGGACAGAAGACCAACGCAGAAATGAAATAAGAGACTTTTGTGAAAAAGAATTAAAACCATTATTAGACAAGCTTAACCCTGATAGATACCACGCCTTTGGTGAAGATTTTGCCCGTAAAGGTGATTTAACCGTTTTAATGCCCGGTGAGATAACGCCATTAATGGATCTTGATGTGCCTTTTAATATTGAGCTTCGTGATATTCCTTATGAATGTCAGAAAATCATTGTGTACTTCATATTAGATAGGCTACCGCGCTTACGTGGTGCGGCATTTGATGCAACAGGTAACGGTGGTTATTTAGCTGAGGTTGCCATGCTCAAATATGGCGTTCAAATGGTAGATTGCATTCACCTCTCTGAATCATGGTATCGAGAATGGATGCCAAAAGTAAAAGATGCATTTGATGAAGGCACAATAAAACTTCCTAAAGACCAAAACCAATTTGATGACCTTGGCCATATACATGTGATCAACGGTGTACCCAAAATTGACAAAGGCCGTACTACTGAAAAAGATGCTAAAGCTGGCAAAGTCGACAAAAAACGACATGGTGATGCAGCGGTTGCCGTGGCTATGTTGGTTCGTGCGAGCAAAATGGAGGGTGGCGTAATTGAGTTCACGCCGTTACCCGATAAAAACCGAGATGAAGACGATGATGATAATGATTTTCCAAATGACGAAAAAGGAGCTTGGTAATGATTGTTGATCAATACGGCCAGTCAATTAGCTCAGACGATTTAACCACGCCGCAAACTGAAGACGCGAAACTCGCGCATTTGCACAAGTACTATGCAGAGCATCCAAGCAAAGGATTAACACCGGCTAAACTTGCCGTTGTTTTAAAATGTGCTGAGCAAGGTGATGTAATGTCGCAATGTGAACTAGCGGAAGACATGGAAGAGAAAGACGGTCATTTATTCGCTGAATTACAAAAGCGCCGTTTGTGCATGAAAAGCGTACCTTGGAAACTTGTTCCTCCCCGTAACGCTGATAAAGCTGAATTGCGCGATACTGAAATGTTGCAAGAAATGCTTGAAGACATGACGCATTTGGGTGATATGTTTTTCGATATGTCTGACGCTATTTTAAAAGGTTTTTCTAACCAAGAAATTACTTGGCACCAAGAAGAAAAGCTTTGGTTGCCAAAGTGCTTTGATTTTAGAGATCCTAGCTGGTTTCGACTTAACCCTGAAAACCGCAATGAACTACGTTTGCGTGACTCGTCAGAGCATGGCGAGCCTTTGCAACCGTTCGGTTGGGTATCGCACGTTCACCGCACAAAATCGGGCTACTTATCTCGTAATGGTTTAGCACGAGTACTAGCATGGCCATATATTTTTAAAAACTTTAGCGTGCGTGATTTAGCCGAGTTTAACGAAATTTATGGTTTGCCACTGCGTCTAGGTCGATACCCCACAGGGGCAAGCAATAGCGAGAAAAACACCTTGCTGCGTGCGGTCATGTCCATTGGCCATAATGCAGGTGGCATTATTCCCGTAGGCATGGACATGGAATTTCAAGAAGCCGCTAAAGGTAGTGAAAAGCCATTTGCCTACATGATGGAGTTCATGGAAAAAACCATGAGCAAAGCCATTCTTGGCGGCACGTTAACTAGCCAAGCCGACGGTAAAAGCTCAACCAATGCCCTTGGTAATGTCCATAACGAAGTGCGTGAAGAACTACGCGACAGCGATTTGAGCCAAATTGAAGCTACTACAACGCGTGATATTGTCTTGCCAATGTATATGCTTAATTGTGCTAGCTATAAAAAGGCCAGCCGTTCACCGCGCTTAGAGTTTGATACCACAGAGCCTGAAGACTTAAAGTTCCTTTCAGAATCCTTACCTGGTCTTGTTGATTTAGGTCTTAAAATACCGACACGATGGGTGCAAGATAAAGCACAAATACCTGAAGCCAAAGACGGCGAAGATATTTTGGTTGCTGCTTCTTCTTCAGGCACGCCAATGCCAACAGTTAAACCGCCAGTAGTTGAAGCTGATGATAAAACTACTAAAGAAGCCCTTAGCAATAAACAAAGCCAAGGCAATGCCGCGTTAAAATCTATCGCTATTCATAAAATAGCCGCGTTGAAAAAGGTCAATGATAAAGATGCGGCGGAGCTTTTCAGTGAACAGCTTGCCGATAAAATGTCGCCTGTACTGCAGCAGTTTACCGAAGAAGTTGAAAGCCTGGTGCTTAATGCCAAATCGCTTGAAGACTTGCAAACACAACTTAATGAAATGGACTTGTCCATTGATGAAGCCACCACAGTAATGCAGCAAGCTCTAGTTGTTGCAGAGCTTAGTGGTATGGCTGATGTAGAGAACGGAGACTAAACGTGCTGAATAAATACCTTAAACGTTATCATCGTTGGTGCGAGCATATGACGAGCAAGCGAGTAAAAAATGCCTGAAGCCCGTTATGGCTCACTGCCGTTTCAAGAGTCTATTGATTTTTTCAAAAACAAATTAAACATACCAACCGAACGTTGGAATGATGTTTGGCGTGATGGCCACAATAGCGGTTTTATGGTGGCCGGAGCCCTTAAAGATGATTTGCTTAATGATTTTAGGCAAGCGGTTGACCGTGCCATTGCTGAGGGCAAATCAATAAGTTGGTTTCAAAAAGAATTTAAAAACATTACCGCTAAGCACGGTTGGAGCCATACAGGTGATGCTAATTGGCGCAGCAATATTATTTACAACACAAATATGCGCCAAGCCTACAACGCAGGACGTTTCGAGCAATTACAAAATTTTCCTTTTTGGGAATATCAACACGGCGATAGCCGCCAACCAAGAGCGTTGCATTTATCCTGGCATACATTGGTTTTACCCAAAGACGATCCATGGTGGCAAACACATTTCCCAAGCAATGGTTGGGGTTGTAAGTGTCGTGTTCGCGGCCGCTCTGCACGTTACTTAAAACGCAAAGGCATCACGGTTGATAAAGCGCCCAATAATGGCATTTGGGAATGGACAGATAAAGCCACGGGTGAAGTACATAAAATACCAAAAGGAATTGATCCAAGTTTTGATTATGCACCAAGAAAATCAACGGTTGTGAAACAACAAAAACAATTGGCTAAGAAGAAAGCCCCCGTTCATGTGCCGCCAGAACGCATCGCACCAACGGCTTTTAGCACAGTGCGCGGTGCTGATATTCACGGCTTAAACTCAGTGCTAGCTGAATTAAAAAACACGGCCGCTGCGCCTGAAGTTGAGAAGCTGCGTTTGTTCCTGGATAAACACCAGACAAAAACATTATTTCTTCAACAAAAAGAAATGAACCCAAGGGCCGTGGCTGCCACTAAAGTAAAAGATGATATTGAACATTATTTGGGTAAACACGCTAGGTTGCATACACTGCAGTTATACACCGATAACCAATATCGTATTGCTGATGGTTACACCAGCCGTTCGTTTAACCATGTGGTAATGAAAGCCCAAGGCGTGTTTTCAAAAGCGGTTAGCAATGAAATTAAACAAGCTATTAGCGCAGCAATTACATTGAACAAAGCGGGAAAAAGTGCCTATACTTTTTCTGAGGTGTTAAAAACCTTTGGTGATGGCGGTGCCAATAGCTCAATGGTTAGCGACTGGATACATGAAATAGGACATCAAATACATTACAAGGCGGGTATGCCATATCGGCCTCGTATAAAAATGGGTGAAAACAACACCATTACCCGCTATGCCAAAGAGAATAACTTTGAATGGCATGCAGAAATGTTTGTTGCTTGGTTGCTTGACAGAAAAGCCCTAGCAGCATGGAATGATGATATAGCACAATATATGGATAACTTAGTGAATAAGGCAATAAACAATGACTGATATGTTATCGCGCATCGATGATGCTATTGGCGACAGTAATTTCTCCTATGATTTTTCAACACCCATTGTTGATGAAGCGCTTAAACTGGTTTCAAATACGGAAACGCCATTGCAAAAACGTTTACCTCAAATTTACCAGCTACTTGATGATGCAACCGCAGCTGGTGGCGCAGAACGTGAACGCAGTAAATACATTATTGAAGCACTTTATGCGTCAGCTGATGAAGATGAATTGATTGCCATTAAAACCTATGAGTCGAGCTTATAATATGTCGGGTAGCTTTATTAAGGTTGACGTTAAAGGCATATCGCATATTAGCAAAGCGATTAGTAGAGCCATAAAAAAAGGTCAAGACTTAACCCCCGCATTGCAAGACATTGGTGAGTACTTAGTTGAATCAACGCAGCGGCGTTTTATTGATATGCAAGCCCCCGACGGTACACCATGGGCACCACTGCATAATGAAACCCTCGCCAAGAAAAAACGCCCCGACAGAATTTTAACCGAAGAAGGCAACCTTGCTGATTTAATTAATTATCAACTCAATGGTGATGATTTAGCGATAGGCACACCACTTGAATACGGGGCAACGCATCAATTTGGCCGACTTGAAGCTGGTATTGAAGCCAGACCGTTTTTAGGCATAGCACCATTTGAGCGTGCTGAAATACGTGAGATTTTACGCGACCATTTAATTATTGAATAAGGCGAAAGCTATGCTTCAGGCAGCTTACAAAAAAGGTTACAAGTACCAACTGGTTGAAACATACCAGGAACACATTCCCCTGCAGCCGTTAGAAGATATTAAAACCAAGTACATCACGCTAACCAAAGATGGTTTATTAACAATACGTGACGGTTATGCCTGGGACGGGCCAAGCGGCCCAACAATTGACACCGATAACTTTATGCGTGGGTCATTAGTACATGACGCGCTTTATCAGCTTATGCGCATGAACTTGCTTGACCGTGAGGTTTACCGTATTCAGGCTGACAAGCTATTGCGCTTACATTGCAAGCAAGATGGCATGACAAATATTCGCGCTCAATATGTTTGCCGTGGTTTACGCATTGGCGGTGAGCCAGCAAGCAGAGCAGAAAATAAGAAAAAGGTTTACCGTTCACCAAACAGTAAAAGTATAGCGAAATAGGTTTTATTGCCATGTCGCGCTAAAACGCATTTTAAGCTGTTTTAGATGCTAATTTGCATAATGTGTCGTTGCAAGATGAAAAGTACTTTAAAATAACTTGTGACACGTTCATGAATTACATTAAATGTTAGGTTTAGGCGTAATTCGATTTATAGTTTAAATTCTCCGTGCAATTACTAATACAGGTTATTATTTAACTGCACCCGGTGCTGTCATTCTGGCAGCATGAAAACTTTCCAAAAAAACAAAGTCGCTATAGCGGCACTGACAAAAAAAGTTGATACCGCCACGGCCGTATTAACTTTTTCAGTTGGCTCACTTTCTGTTGATAACAGCCAGCGTGTGCAATTACTGCCTGATGGCGAATTTTCCGCGCAAGATGGTCGCCCCTTTGATGTTGAAGGTGGAAAATGGTTAATGGATGCCCAAGCCTTCGCCAGTTTAAAAGCCGCTGCAACACAGCGCACGAACGATTACCTTTTCGATTATGAACATCAAACCCTTAACAGCGAAGAAAATGGCGAGCCTGCACCCGCTGCAGGTTGGTTCAGAGATTTAGAATACATTCCAGGCGAAGGACTATTTACCAATAATGTGAAATGGACAGGTAAAGCCCAAGGCCATATTGACGATGACGAATATCGTTTTACCTCTTCTGTTTTTTCCTATGACACAAAAACAGGTCGCCCCATTGCGTTAATGCATGCGGCATTAACCAATGACCCAGCACTTGATGGCATGAAAGCCATTGCTGCGCTTAAAGCACAATCGAACACTAACCCTAAAACAACCCCAACGGGAGAAAACCCCATGAATGAAGCAATGAAACTTTTGCTTGGATTGCTTGGCGTGCCAACAGAGGGTGTCGACTTCACTAACGAAGCCGCACTTAAGGCTGTTCAAGATAAAGCTGATGTCGCTATTGCGGCACTGAAAACCAAAGCGGATAAAGCCGGATTATTGCAAACTGAGTTAGACACAGAGCGCAATAATGTAGTGGCTTTAAAAGCATCTGGCGGCACAGTTGACCCTGCTAAATTTGTGCCTATTACGGCGTATAACGAAATGGCTGCACAAGTCGTTGCTCTTAAAAATGGCTCTGATGAAACGTCAATTGAGCAATTGCTGAACGATAATGCAGCCAAAGTATTTGGCGTAGCTGACCGCGCTTACTTAGAAAGCTTAGGTAAAACCAGTGGTGTTGCTGCATTAAAGGCGGCGCTTGAGCCTCGTGTTGCCATTGCTGCATTAACTAATCAGCAAACCAAAGACAAGGCAACCCCAACCAACCCCAATGCTGATGAACTAAGCACCGAGCAAATTGCCATTTGTAAAAACATGGGCATTACTACTGCTGCATTCAAAGAGCAACTTGCTAAGCAAGGAGAACAATAATGCCTGCACTTACGAAGAACAGAGCCACGCCTTGGCGTAAAGGCGAAGACGTAAACGACCCTGTTGCGGCAGGTGAAAAAATCTTTCAAGGCAGCATTGTCATGCTCGATGCGGCTAAAAATGCCGTGAAAGGTAAAGCAGCCACTAACTTAATTGCGCGTGGTGTTGCCAGTGCTGAAGTCAACAACGTTGGCGGCGCAGCGGGTGCAGCGTCTATTGCATCGCGTAAAGGTGTTCACCGCTTTATGAATGACGGCTCTATTGCCCGTATTGATGTTGGTAATTCAGCGTATGTCGTTGACGACCAAACGGTTGCAAAAGCAAGTGGTGGCACACGCTCCGCTTTAGGTTCAATTATCGACGTAGACGCGCAAGGCGTTTGGGTTGAGATAGCGTAAGGACAATATCATGATTGTAGATTCAGCAAACTTGGCGAGCTTATTTGTTTCGCTACAAGCCTCTTTTAACGTGGGTTTAACGATAAAAGAAACGTTTTGGCAGCACATTGCCACCGAAATGCCATCAACCACCAGTGAAAACATTTACCACGAATTGGGCGAGTTCCCAGATTTGCGCGAATGGTTAGGTGATCGTCATGTTAAACGCTTAAGCGCTAAAGGCTACCGCGTAGTAAACAAAAAGTTTGAAGCAACCATAGGTATTGCTAAAGACAAACTTGAAGATGACCAATATCAAATTTTTGGTAAGCGCTTTGAAATGATGGGCAATAGCGTCGCGGTTCACCCTGACCAGCTAGTTTATGGCTTATTGCCACAAGGTTTTGCGAGCGAAGGGTTTGATGGTCAAAACTTCTTTGATACTGACCATCCCGTCGGTAATGAAGAAAACGAAATTAAGTCAGTGTCAAACATGCAAGACGGTGCGGGTAATCCTTGGTTTTTAATTGACGATTCTCGCCCAATTAAGCCAATGATTTTTCAAAAGCGTAAAGATTACAGCTTGAAGTCGATGACCAAAGACGATGATGAAAATGTCTTTATGCGTGACGAATTCTTGTATGGCGTTGATGCGCGTGTCAATTCAGCTTTTGCCATTTGGCAGTTGGCTTACGCCTCAAAAGCGGCATTAACACACGATAATTTAGATGCAGGTATTGCGTCTATGGGGGCATTGAAATCAGATGCAGGCCGACCACTTGGCGTAATGCCTAAAAAGCTTATTTGCGGCACTTCAAACCGTGCAGCCGCTAAAAAGGTTATTGACAATATGCGCTTGGCCAATGGTGAAGACAACCATAACTACAAAGCATTAGAAGTGGTGGTTGTGCCTTGGCTCGATTAAGGCGTTAGTTTTTCTCTAGGACTTGGTGAATGGTGATTCGCTAGAGCAAGGACGCTCAACCCTATTTTTTAATTTTACTTTACTAAGGACTTAATCATGAGTTCAGAACATAAAAAAACACTCATCGCCTGTTTAGTGATTAGCGCTATGCACAACGGTTATCGTCGTGCTGGTTTTTGCTTAAACCAAGGTGAGAATTATTTACCTGAAGTTGATGAAGACCAATTTTCAATGCTCGATGGCGATAAAAATTTAACGGTAAATGTTGTTGAAGAAGACATTGATATCAGCACTCAAGATAAAAGCACAAGCATTGTGCCTGAAGGTGAAAAAGTTGAAATGAACTTTGCCTGGGCGGGTGAAGAACTCGCGCCATTTATTACCGCCATTCATAAATTGCATTGTGAAACGCCGTTAACGAAAAAACCGAATGTTGATGAACTGGTTGTTGATGTGTTGACCCAACCTGAAGGTGAAGATGGTGAAAGTTCTGCAGAAGTGCTGCCAGTTAAAACTAAGCCAACAGGTGCCCAACGTGATGCAGCGTGGCAGTACTATTTAGACAACGTCATTAATCACACACCAGGCTAAGTTGAGTTAATCATATGTACTGTCACAAGCAAGCGTTAATAAACCAATTCGGCCAACAAGACTTAATTGATTTAACTGATCGCAATTCAATGGGCCAGATAAACGATGAAGTACTTGAGCGTGCCATAAAAGACGCTAGTGCTGAAATGGACGGTTATATCGGTAGCCGATATCAACTGCCTTTATCACACGTGCCTGAAATCTTATTATCGATTGCTTGTGACATTACTATTTACAGACTGTACGTCAACAGCCCTAGCGATTCAGTGGTAACCCGTTATAACAATCAAATTAAGTTTTTAAAAAGCGTGGCCAAAGGTGAAGTGACGTTAGGTATTAGCACTGAAGGCACACAAGCCACCAGTACTGATTTTGCTGAAGTACAAAGTGCAGGCAGCGTATTTTCACGCAATAACTCAAGTAGCTTTATCTGATGTATAAAAATATTCGCCAACGCACTCAAGACTTACGCTTTGATGATGGCCAATTGAAGTTTGATTGGGTGAAATCAGTATTAAGTGTCACTGATGTACAGAAAAAAGATATACCAGGGCGTTATGTGGCGTATGTAGTGCCAGTAAGAACAGACCCAAAAAACTTACTTAACGATGAATGCGGCAGCATTGAAGAAATTACCACGACCTTTGGCATTTTAATTGGCATTAAAAGTATTAACGATAGAGACGGGGAAAAAGGCAATGAAATTTTGCAAGATTTACTGGCATGTTTGCAAACAAGTTTTATTGGCTTTTCACCTGATAGAGGTTACCGCGCTTGTACGTTAGGTACTGGCCAGTTAATTAGCTTAGCGTCTAACGGTATTTGGTGGATGCAGCATTTTAAAACAACCCACACTTTGGAATCAACCTATGAGCAATATTGATAAAAAGTCAGCAACCAAAGCGGTTGCTAAAGATGAAAAACCAGCGCTTTCAAAGCCTGAGCAAGCGGCTGTTGATGCTGCGAATACTCAAACTAAAAACGATGGTAGCCACATTGAAGCTGAGCGCAAAAAGCGTTTAGCTGAAATTCAGGAGAATAAATAATGAGTCAATCTATATTAACGGGTGAATACTTATTTCTTGCTATTTTAGAAAGCTCTTATGCAGGTGGCCCAGACCCAACAGCCGCAGCCAATGCCATGCGCGTAAAAGCCAACTTAACCCTATCTGAAGTGGAAACTGAAGATATGGATTATGACGCAGGTGTCATTGGTGAAAAAGGCTCAGTTGAAATTCGCCGTATGGTGACGGGTGACTTAGCAGGTTATTACGCTGGCTCAGGTACTAAAAATGTGCCATCTGCTATTACCCCATTGTTGAAAGCTGCAGGCTTGACCGTAACACCTGCAGCAGACCATGTCGCTATTGCCCTTGGTGATATTACTGCAGCGGGCTCAATAAAGGGCATGTTTTATCGTGGTACTGCATCGCAGATTCAGCCTGGGGCGCGCATGGGCTGTGAAATTGAATTTAGCGTTGATAGCTTGCCACGGGTTCGTTGCCCTAACTACAAAGCCCTATACAACAAGCAAACTAATGGCGCTAAACCTGTAGGTATTGATTTGTCGGCATTTAAAAACCCGCGACCAACGGACCCCGCCCGATTTATTACTAAGAATATTTTTGGTTATAACGCGTCTATCTCAAAAGTCGTGATTAAAATTGAAAACGAAGTGGCTTATCTGCCTGAATCTGGCTCTGTTGAAATTGTTGATCGCAAAGTCATGCTCGAAATCGAATTTAAAGAGCCAACGCCAGACGTTAAAGACTTTTACGACCTGATGTTTACTTATGGCGCGATTGATTTGCAAATAGGTCAAGACGTGGTTGATGAAGGTCATATTTTTGAAGCCAATGCCGCCAATGCACAATTAACAGGCGTTTCGCAAACCGAACGTAACAAAGTTGCTTACCTTAACTGTACGTTTAAGTGTGTGCCAACAGCCGCCAATAACGACATTACCATGAAGCAACGCTAACGACTTTTTAACCCAGTTAAAGACACGTTAGCGTGTCTTTAACTTAATTGTGATCACCAACAACTAACTACTAAAGAGAATATTATGCAATTTCAAATTTCAGCACTTAAAGAAGGTCGTTTTAAGAAGCCAGTAATTATTGAAGTGCCAAGCGAAAAGTTAAACGCTGCAGGCCAAACCATTTATAACAAAGCACACTTTGTTGCCGAGTTTATCAATGTGTCAAAAGAAGAACGTGAAGCGCATCAAAAAGCCACTGATGAGCTACAAGAAAAACTCAGTGCGTTAGGTGAAAGTGGCACGTATGAACAGCACAAAGAAATACAAGACCAGCAACAAGCACTTATCCGCGGCTTTATCAAAAAGTATTTTGTCAGCTTTGAAAAACACCCGAAGCACCCGTTTCCGTTTTTAGAAGGTGAAGCTGAAATTAAACCAAGCAGCGATACCATTGATGCACTGCTCGATATTCGTTTAATTCGCGAAAACGTCTCAGATGCCTATAACGATGAAATTAATAAAAACCAAGACGCGAAATTAAACAAACTGGTGGGAAACTTACAAAAGTAGCCGAGCAATGGGCGAGCAAGTCAGCTGGGCAAAGCGCAAATGATATGGGTGACAATGAATTCATTGAAACCCTTCGGCATATGAAGGTTGATGAGAGCGAAATTAAAGAAATTATTGCTCAACAGCAACGTGATAATGAACAACACGATGAGGCATTAGAAATACAACCAGGCAATGCCCTTATTGTTCACTTGTTTTTCATTGTTGCTAAGTATTGGGAACGTGTCGGCATGGAAGCCACACCTTTGTATTTAGACCCGGTAAAAGTTGAAGCACGGGCATCAAAACTAGCCTGGTATAAACAACTTGATGACGAAGCGTTAGAACTACTTTGGAACGGCTTAGACATTATGGAAATGGCTTGTTCAAAAGTTTGGTCAACACAACGAGAAGAAAAAACGCATGAGTGATGATTTAAAGTTAGCAATACGATTAACCACTGAAGGTGGCAAAATTGTTGTAAAAGATTTACAACAAATTGATGCAGCCACCGATAAAGTGAATCACTCTTTAACAGGCACAGCTAAAAGTGGCCAAACCGCACGTAAGGGTTTTGAACAAGCGAGCATGGGCGCTAAAAATCTTACTCGTCATTCAAAAGAAGCATCAAACGAATTGCAAGGTATGTTACGCAACATGGGACTTATGGTCACAGGTTACGTAACGCTTAACGGTGCGATGCGCGGCATCAATAAGGCCGATAGTTTTAATGTGCTAACACAACGTATTGAAACGGCAACTAAAGCCACGGGTGACTTTGTTACTGTTAACGCTGAACTTTATCAAATTACTCAAGACAACCGTGCAAACCTTGAAAGCACTGTGGAAATGTTTCAACGCATGTCTTCAGCGCGTGCAGAGCTTGAAGCAACCAATGCTGAAATGCTTGTGTTTACCGACACTATTCAAGAATTAGGCGTTATTGGCGGCACAAGCCTTACCAACATTCAAGCTGGCCAAACTCAGCTAGCACAAATGCTAAGCAGTAATGTTGCCAGGGCTGAAGAATTTAATTCAATTCTTGAAAACATACCTGAAGTGGCACAACGCATGGCCAAAGGCTTAGGTGTTTCGGTGGGTAAATTACGTGAAATGATGCTTAACGGCCAATTATTGTCAAAAGATGTTTTTAGAGCCATATTAAGCCAAACCCAGCAAGTTCATGCTGACTTTAATGACATTGATAAGTCTGTTGCTAGTACTGGCCAAAAAATGGATAACTCCATCGGCAAAGCGCTTTCACGTTTAGATGAAGTGAGCGGCACAACAAAAGCTATTGCAAAAAGTTTTGATGATATTGCCAACGCGCTTGATGCCATGAATGCCAGTGAGTTAAAAGAACTAGCTGGCACGATTGCAGCCATTGGCGGTAGCATTGCGGCGTTGATTTTCCTTAAAAAGCTTAACGTCAACCTTGCAACAATGGCTATTGCTAGCGGCACAGCAACTAAGAGCATTTTAGGAAAAGTTGCGGCAATGCGCGCTAGCACCATTACAACAAATGTATATGGCCAAGTGGTGGCGAGTACTGCCACAAAGATTACAGCCACAACAATTGCTACGCGTGCATTAACCATTGCCACTAGAGCATTGCTAGGCCCGATTGGCTTAGCTATTACTGCCGGCTATATGATTTATGATGCCTTTGCGCCTAACGAAATTGATAAGTCAGCGGATGCGACAATTCGATTAGCCAAGGCTGAGAAAAAAGTTGCTGAAGCAGCGAAAGCGGCAGCGCTGGCAAAAGTCGCACAAAAACCATCATCGAATATGAATGATCACTTGCAAGCAGCTTATCAAAAACAAGCGATGTTAATTGCGCAAATTGCTTCAATGCATAACAACCTTGAATCAGTAAACAGTACTTATGGCAAAACCTCTAAGCTTGCCACTGATTACGGACTGCAACTACAAGAAAATGAAAAATCGTTAGCCAATACCAAACGTCTTATTGCATCGATATTGATTGCACAGCAACAGCAAAGCGCAGAAATAAACAATCAAGCCATTGCTAAAAAAGTTGACCCTGCCGCGCAGCGACAGTTAGCACAAATTCAGCAACAAATAGCGCTGTTTGGAGAGCTAAGCTTAGTTAAGCAATTAGATTATCAACTCACTAGTGGTAATTTAAAAGGCGTTAGCAGCGAACTAGCACTGCAGCTGCACCTAGAAACCAAAAAACTCAACTTACTTAAGAGTCAAAAAAAAGTGCGAGTTGAAACCAAAGCTAATCAAAAGTTGATCGCATCACTTGGCCAAGAGCTTAAAGCGTTAAAACTAAGCGATAAACAAAAACTGATTTCTGCAAAACTCAGTCAATTATCAGCCAATGCAACTGATGAACAAAAGCAGAAGGTTCGAGAACTTACCGAAACCCTTTACGACCAAACAGCCGCTTACGATGCCTTAGATTTGTCTGATTTAACCGAGCAAACCAACAATTATGGTAGTGCCTGGTCAAATGTGGGCAATACTATTATTGATACTTTTGGCAGCATGGCCGATAAGTTCGCTAACCTGGGCGAGATGCAAGACGGCTACCTTAAACAGCTTGAAGCAATAAAAGTAAAACGTAAATCCATCAATAATATTGCTGATATCGATAAACGCACTAAAGGTTTAGCTGAACTTAAAACATTTGAAAATAATGTGATTAAGCAAAACACTCAAGCACAACTTGGCGCTTATGGCTCAATTGCGGGTGCGGCTTCAGAAATGTTTAGCGAACAATCGAAAGGCCGTGAAGCACTTCATCGTTTAGAAGTTGGCTTTATGGCGGCTGAAATGGTGTTAAGTATTCAAAAATCTATCCTTAATGCCACTGAAGCGGTAACGAACGCGGGCACCAGTGGCGACCCATATTCGGCCCCTGCACGCGTTGCGGCGATGGCAGCAATAATGGCAGGAGTGTTAGGCGCAGTAGGTATTGCTTTTAGCAGTGGTTCAGGTGGCGGTATTTCAGCGGCAGATCGACAAGCGAGCCAAGGCACTGGCACCGTGCTTGGTGATAGCTCTGCGCACTCACAATCTATTAGCAACAGCTTTGAACGTATTGAGCAATTAGAACTCGATCAATACGTTGTTTTACAAGAAATGAATAGCAGTTTACGTAGTTTAGACCGAAGTATTCCGCAACTCGTTGCAAGCTTAGTTAGGATGTTTGGCAGCTTTAATGAAAACAATTATGGCGGTGAATTAGGCAGCGTAAATACAGGTCGTTTACCAGGCTCTGGTTTGCTTGAAAAATCATTAACGGCTTTTGACCCAACAGGTTTAGTGTCAAAAATTATCGGCGGCTTTTCAAAAACCAAAAAATCATTGGTGGACTCGGGCATCAGTATTGTTGGTCAAACGCTGGGCGAAATAATGAGCAGTGGCTTGGTCAATGCTCAAGCCTACTTTGATATAAAAACCAAGAAGAAAAAGTTTTGGGGCTTATCAAGCAAAACAAGTTACAACACGGAATATCAAGATTTAGGTAGCGACTTCAACCGTAGCTTAGGGCTTATTTTTAATGACTTAGGCACAACCATTAATGAGTCAATTGACATACTAGGGCTTGATATTGCCAAAGAAACAGCAACGTTTAGCAACCTGATTAATAACAGAAGGTTTGATGGTGAAGGCTTTGAAGCTTATTTTGAAAACCTCACGTCAGGTATTGCAACGGGCATCTCTGAAAGTGCGACGCGCAGCTTAGAAAACTTTGAAATTGAGTTGCCTAAAATGTCGTTTAAAGACATGAGCGGCGAGGAAATTGAAAAAGCATTACAAGGCATGATATCGCAGCAAGCGGATAAAATGGTGCAGTACCTGGTACCACAAATTGCCAAATTCCAACAAGTCGGCGAAGGCTTATACGATACGCTTGTGCGTGTTGCCCAGGAGCAAGCGATTTTCAATAGTGCCATGGACGCGATGGGCCACAGTATTAGTGGCGTCGCTGGTATGACTAAACAAATGGAAACTGAGATTGCCCAATCTATTATTACGCTTACGGGCGGTTTAGAGAACTTTCGTGAATATACTTCTACTTATTTCAGTGAGTTTTTAACTGACGAGCAGCAATTTAGCCACCTTAAAAAACAAATAACAGGCTTGTTTGACGGCCTTGAATTATCACTGCCAGACACACGCGCAGAATTCATCACCTTGATGGATGGTATCGATAGAACGACTGAAAGTGGCCAAGCATTATATGCATCACTGCTTCGTATGATTGGTTCATTAGATGGCTATTATGATGCAACAGAAAAAGCCACCAAAGCGGAAGAGAAGCTAGCGCAAACCCGTATTGATTTTGTCGCGAGTTTTGAAGATAAGTTAGCACGTTTAGACATGTCACCATTGCAAATTAAGTTGGCTGATTTACAAAAGACTTTTGATGCATATCGAGAGCAAGCAAGTGAATATGGCTTAGGCACAGAATTAATTGAAGCACTTTATGCTAAAGAGCGTCAACAAATTATTGATGATGCGTTAGCAAGTATTAATGATACCCATAAGCGTGAGTTAGACACGTTAAATCGTGAGCATGAGCAATCACTTGCTGAGCTTAACCGTAACCACACGCAAGCGGTTGAAAAATTAACAGCTGACCATGAGCGCTTTGTTGCATCGCTTGATAGCGTGAATGCCGCTATTGCCAACAATATTTTAACCATACGACGAAGCTTTAAAGGCTGGGATGAAGCCGCGTATCAGTCCGGAAAAATAACAAACTTACGTGGTAATTTAAACACTGGCACTGCAGATGAACGTTTAAGTGTTATCAATGAGCTAAACGACGCACTGCTTAATAAATACAATGCAGAGATAGCACAAAATAACGAGTTGGCTAGCTTAGCAACCGAGCGTCATCAAGCTGAAGTATCTCGTCATGAAGAGTTATTGTCATTAGTTGATGATTTACGCGCTGCAGCGAAAAGCTTGAAGTTTGGCGATTTATCAACGCTTTCGCACACGCAGCAATTTAGCCTGGCAAAGTCTGATTTTCAGCAGGCATTATCAACAGGCGACATTAAGAATTTACGTTCTTCAGGCGAGCAATATTTAAACCTGGCAAAAGCACAATACGGCGGCACAGCAAGCAGTGAATACCAAGCGATATTTGACCAAGTAACCAATGCTTTTAGCTCAGCGAGTGCGGGGGCTGCGCCAAGTGTACCGAGTGAAGTATTACAATTTCAAAATGATAATATTGCACTAGGTGAGCAGTTAATTGTTGATTTAGCGCAGCTACGCACGTTAACAGGTGACCTTGAGGCAGAGCAAAAAGCGGTATTTGAAACTAGGTTATCAACCTTAAATGCTGATTTACTTGCGCAAACTGAAGTACTCAATAATGAGCTTGTATTGCAAACTGCTACATTAGCGTTGAAGCTTGAAACACAAACTACCGCTATTGTCGGCGCAATTGGTGGTGTTGAAACAGCGATCGGTAATATTCAAATACCTGCGCCTATTACCCCGCCACCTATTATTATTTTTCCACCGAAAAGTGAAATTGGCGCACCTGCTCCTCTGCCACCTGCTGACCCTAACAGCAAAAGATTAGCTGAAGCAGTTGAAAAACAAAATGCGTTAGCTGAAGCGCAAACCACAGCAATTGAAAAGCAAAATGCTTTGGCTCAGCAAAGTAACAACATTAAAGAAGCACTTGAAATGCGTTTAGCTGAAAATAATGACAAGTTGGAGCAGCAAGCATGAGCCTGACGCCTGAGCAAACCAAGTGGTTATCAAATAAAAGTAACTTTCGTTGCATTTTAGTTGAAGTGAATTATCTGTTAGCGGGAGTCATTAAAACGCTGTATTTGAGCAACCATGCTTTTCGCTCTGAGCCAACGGATGCACTGCCGAACAAAGCTTATAAGAACTGGCTTAATGCTTCATCGACCATCAGTTTTTCACAGCGTATGTCTGTTGCGCTATTCGGGAAAACCCAAACTGGCACTAGTGCTATTGAGTTTTTTTTACATCCAAGTATTGAGCATTTAATTACTGACGCTGATTTTAATGGCCAACCGATAAAAGTGCTAATTGGCGATCCCACATGGCCACGCGAAAAATTCATCACTAAGTTTTTATGTCAAGGAAAAATCATTGAACCTGTTGATGATGTGCGTGCCCGTATTACCTTTGTTGATATGAGTGAATCGTTAAAAAAAGGCGCGTTATCAACCGTTGTTACAGCGGGCCCAAGTAAGGGAGAATTTAAGTCAAGAGCGCTTGGTCAATGCTTTAATGTTGAGCCGTTATTAATTGATGCAATCACCCGTACTTATCAAGTTAATGACGGTGAGCACCAAGCAATAACCGCGGTGCGAGAAAACGGTTTTGTGATCGCGCCAAGTAACTACACGTTGAGTCTAATTACTGGCACATTAATCATCAATAAGAATGTAACGGGCCGTATAACAGTTGATATACAGGGCGCTAAGCATAACGGCACTTACATCACGACAGCTGAGCAGATGATTAACTACTTACTTAATTTGCTGGGTATTGCGCCGTCTATCGATAGCAATGTATTACCCACCTATACACTAGGCTTGTACATAAAAAGCCAGCGTGATGTTATCAGTTGCATTGATGAGATATGCAAAAGTGTTGGTGCTAATTGGTATTTTGACGAGCTTGGCCGTTTTCGTCTTCAGCTTTACACAGGTAAAAAAGCACCAACAAACAGCATTAAGCCAGGACACATTAAAGCAGGTTCAATGCGCGTTAAAAAACGCTTACCTGCTGTTAAAAAAATCAGCTTAGGTTACCAGCGAAATTGGACCGAGCAAACCGACGGTATTGCCGCTGCCATTACTGAAAGCAATCCTGAACTAGCGAATTTGTACCGAAAGAAAGAATCTCTATTACCTGGCACTAACGTTGTTGCTAACGCTGCAGCTGCGGTTGATATCACGCTAAGTACACTAATTGTTAATGCGATAGATGCACAAACCGAGCTAACGAGACGTTTAGCATTAAGTAAAGATGCCAGGACTATTTACAGTTTTGAAACGCCATTAAAAAAACATAATCAGGGGGAAACCTCAACAGTGAAATATTCACGCTATTTTGCCAACGGGAAAGATGCCGTACTTGTTGGCCATGTCCACAAAATTAATAACGTTGCTGACGTAGTGGAGGTATTAGCATGAGCAACATAAAAATGATGCATAACAAGCATTTTGATGATGCGACGCTAAGCACCGTGGGTGTTAATGAGCTGATGCCGATAGCCAATGTGCAAACATACGATGGCAGTGAAGCATTTAGAACAGATACGTTAACCAACGTGGTCATTCGCATTAAGTCATTAAAAGGCAATTTTGTATCTGGCCTGGCGTTATGGCGGCATAACCTATCAACGACGGCAACCGTGCAGTGGAGAGGCTATACAAGCGTAGATTGGACGGGAAGCCCTGTTATAGATACTGGCTTAATGAACGCTGTAGAAATGAAATCATTTGCTGATTTTGTGTTGGGTGTTGATGACTTAGGGGCCACGGTTTTTGAAGATAAAAACCCACGTAGGCGCTCAACTGAGATTTGGCACGATGCAAAAGCGGTGGTTACACAAGAAATCATTATTAACGATCCAGATAATACGTTTGGCTACATCGATATTGAGCGCATTTTTAATGGTCTTGCTAGTAGCCCTCGATGGAACTTTAGCGAAGGCGCGAAAATAAAAAGAATACCCGTTAAAAAAGGTGGCATTGACACAGCTGATGGCGGGTTTCATACCATTAAACATGAAACATACCGTGTTATCGATATTCAACTTAATTGGCTGCATCAAACTGATTGGCCAATGCTAGATTCTTTTTATGATGTTGTTGGAAATCACGAAGATTTTTACATCTCAATGTATCCCAATGCATCACCCAAAAAACGCAACGCTCATGCGTTCGCAGCTAAGTTTTTAGATGACTTCACGACAACAATAAGAAATGCAAACTTTAATGGCACACCAATGAAACTGAGGGAAGTGTAATGGCAAAGGCTAAATTTACAATAGGAATGTCGGGCACTGAACACGTAGAGCAACTACAAGTATTAAGTGATGCTGTGGGTGATATTGACCAGGCTAAGCTTGACGCGCAACAAGCGCTGGATGACGCCATTGAACAAGTGGCTTTAGCGGCGCAGCAAGTAGCGTTGGCGGCAGTACATCAAGAAAATGCTGAAGCAATTGCCGTAAGTGGATTACCAAGTCAAGCTACTCATATCGGCAAAGCACTAGTAACTAATGGCATATCGATAAGCTGGGAAAGTGTTGTTACCCCAGTACAGTTAACCACCGTATTGCAGCAAGCTAACATCGCAATACAGAGCAGCAATACAGCCATTAGCATTGCTGATAAAGCCAAATTAACCGCACGTATAGGATTAGTATTATGACGTTAGTTTTAACGGGATTTAAAGCGCAAATGCAAGCGCGCCTTAATTCATTAACCTTATCACCACTGAGTTCAGTTGATGATATTTTAGCGCGGGCAACTGAAGTGGTTGGTTTAGATTTAGACCCATCACACTTCCTCACTGTATTAAATGCGAGACTAGCTGCAGTTGATGATACAACATCGAGTGATGATGTTTTTAATCTTAATGCGGCACGCTTAGCGATAGAAGCTATTAAAACGCCGCATTTAACATATCGTGAAGTTATAACTTCATCAAAAAACTTTACAGTGCCAAAAGGCAAAAGAACGCTATTTGTTACCTTGGTTGGCGGTGGCGACATTGGTAACTCGGCTTACGGCTCAGGCAGGTCAGGTAGTGGTGGAAATGCTGGGGCAGTATTATTTAGATGGCGAATAGACGTGACACCAGGCCAAGTTTTACCTGCAGTGATTGGTGCAGGGGCTTCTTTGGGAAATTCATCGGGAGACACCACATTTGCGGGTTTGGTTGCAAAAGGTGGTGGCGGTAAAAAAGCTGATACCTCTGTTGAGACATCAGGTAGCCCGACAAGAGGCGCTGAGGGCTTTCAGTATGGTGTATCAGGTTTTGGTGCTGGGTATGGCGGAGATGGAAGTACAGGCGCAAGTAGCTCTTATGGTAATTATATGCCTGGTGGCAAAGGTGTAATTATTTTGGAGTGGACGTAATGATTTATGCGATTGTAGAAAATGAGGCCATCGTCAATATTGCTGAGTCTGAAGAAGCGCTTGATGTAAATTGGTTCCCGATGCTAGAAAATGGAAATATTGGTAATGACTTTGTTAACGGCCATGTTGTTAGTCAAGGTGAAGCGATAATCACGTCAAAAACCGCACAGCTATTAAACTTCATTATCAAATCAGATAATGTGGTTGTTGATAGTGCCAACAATATTCACAGCATAAAAGCTAAATTACCCTTTGCGATAACAGCCGATGTAAATGATAAAAATGATGCGTTAGCGCAATTACTAACAGCACGTAACACACCAAAAGCAAAGTTAACGGTAATGGCTGAGCGCGTGCGGGGCGGTAATGCGCTTGATGTAATTGATGATGTACGTTTTGACATGTTAATTGATGCAACGTCGTTAGCGATTGATTCAACGAGTGGTTTTGAAATATCAGGTAATTATGTCGTTACGCAAGAGCGCATGAACAAAGCACTAAAAGCCATTGGCCTACCTTTTGAAATTGAAATGCCAATGCTTGAATTTGATGTTGTGAACGCGTAAATGAAAAAGCATGTGCAAGTAGGTGGCTGGATATTTGAGCTTAAGCAAGTTAGAGCCTTTAAGGCTGAAAATTTTGGCGAGGCTTATAGCGCTAATGCACTGATTACCATCACCGATGGCACAGCACATGTTGAAAACTTAATGATGCGATTTGATGAGCAGTTCACACGTCAAGACTACCAAGCATTTAAAACCTTTATTGAAAATGCAGGTTTTGATAGCGCCGCATTTAGCCAGATAAAAAATGGCGAACGATTAGTGAAAGAGGAAAGGTGTAAAAATGATAACAGTAAAAACGCAATCACTATCTGTTAATGGTATTGTTCGTCGCCGTTACGAAGTTACGTTAACTGATCTTTTAGGTGATGAACATACTGAAATTTTGGGTATATTTAATCACGAGGAATCAAACAGTGGTTCGTTAGTTGAGCAAGCGCATTTAGCATTTAAAAAGTTAGAAGAAATTGAAGAATATAAAGAAAGTATTCGACAGAAAGTCAACCCATTTTTAGATGAATCAAAATGGAATACTAGGTCTGAGTTGTTACGTGCTGTGCTTGATGATGCTTTGTCATTACCCGCGACAGATGCATTAGTTTACAACGGTTTGCCTTTTTTATCACTTGTGTCTGATGCTGAATTGATGACGATATATCAACAAGATCAGGCATGGGTTGATGCAACGATGCTAAAAGCAAGAAATTTGCTAAAAGCTAAAGACAATTTTGATAACTATGAGCCTGCAATATCATGAAGTTTTATTATGTGAGAGATAACGGGACCGATTTTACAGGTAGTTGTACGGGTGAGATAGGCAACATTGGCGGTGCATCTGATATTAAACGTGTTGGTGCTTGGGATGCAAATAGTAGTAAAAGCTTTGTCAGTATAAAAGCTGTCTTTGATGCCGCCGTTAACACTGAATTGCCTGATAATTTCAGTGTAGTGTTTGTTGCTAGTGACCACGTTGAAAACCACGTAGGCAATATAGCTTTAAACGTTGGCACTGTATCATCTGATAAAAGTGTATTAATTATTTCAACGTCTATCGTTGATTATTCATATCAACCTAAAGCTGCCCGTATAAATTGCACTGGCAATATTTCAGTAGGTAAAAGAGCATCAAAAAAAACCAGTTATAAAATTAAAGGTTTAGTGATAAGTATGGAAAACGGCAGTATAGATGCCAACACACACCTTGCGTCTGAAGCGATATTTGAAGAATGCATCATCTTACAGCCTAATGCCAGATTCAGCTCAAGGATTGCAGTTTTTAAAAATTGTGAATTGACATATTTCAGACTTGAATCTATTGATGTGTCATTCGTTGAATGTAAGATGACAAACACATTTAGTGGGTATCACTTTAGAAATTCAACATTAACATTTTATCGGTGTGACTTTTCAGAAGCTACAACGATGGCCCTGTCTGGTACGACTGGGGGGATAGTATTTCATCAATGCAAAATGCCAAACCTACCCATTGTTGGCGTTAGTACATACAGGATGTTGCAACCGCTCGTTGAACTCAATGGTTGTTCAATCAGTGATGTAAATAAATATTATAATTACTATGTAGAAAGTTCATTCTACATTTTATCAACAATAAGTGATGTGTATTTACACTATCAATATGACGAGATAAATAGCGCTAGCTTGTTAGTCGAAACAAAGTCAATTTGCAACAAAATTGGTAATGGTCGCGCTGTAAAAGTTATCGAGCTTTGTGCGCAAGATTTATCGGTAAAAGATACAACGTACAGAGTGAATTTATTATTAAACACAGACACGGTTAATGCATTAACAGATACAGACTTTTGGGTTGATTTAGCGCTCAGTAGTAATGATGCGTTGACATTGGGGCATACTGTGTCGACTAGGTTAGCTGATAATTTAGCAATTGGCACAGAGTTGAAATCAAGTGATGAAATTTGGCAGGGTCCGTCAATGCCCGTTAATTTCAAAGCTTATTGTGTTGATATTACATTGACTGCTGCTGACTACTCGAACGTAAGCAATACTAATATCGTTATTAACGCAAATTTAGTTGTGCCCAATGCCGATGTTTATATTTGCCCCGCTGTTCAAATAGGCACTTAATATGCCTACATTTATAACACCAACAAACATCAGGTTAACGAGTTTCGGTATTGTCGATTTAGGCTCTTTGTCTACTGGAAATACAGCCAGATTGACTAGTGGCGGTATTATTGGTGTCGCTACATCTTCGGAAATAGACTTCTCGGCTTTAGGTGTGCTGTCATTACCAGGTTTAACGGCGAGCGGAACAATAGATTATTCATTACCAGTTTATAGTGCTAATTCAGCAGTTGATTTGCCGTCATTGGTGGTTGATGGGACTGCCGCATTTACTGGATTAGATTTTCTGGCTTTAGGTGTGCTGTCATTACCAGGTTTAACGGCGAGCGGAACAATAGATTATTCATTACCAGTTTATAGTGCTAATTCAGCAGTTGATTTGCCGTCATTGGTGGTTGATGGGACTGCTGCATTTACTGGATTAGATTTTCTGGCCACAGGCATGCTGTCATTACCAGGTTTAACGGCGAGCGGAACAATAGATTATTCATTACCAGTTTATAGTGCTAATTCAGCAGTTGATTTGCCGTCATTGGTGGTTGATGGGACTGCTGCATTTACTGGATTAGATTTTCTGGCCACAGGCATGTTGCCGTTACCAGGCTTAATGTCGGTTTCATCAGTAGATTATTCATTGCCCGCTTACATTGCCATCGCGACACTCACGCTACCTAGCTTGCATACAGTTATTCATTATGACGCGCCTAAATTAACACTTAATTGCATCATCATATTAAGAGAGCATTTAACAAACCTTGTATTAAAAGACACAAATCAAACACTAACGCTTCAATAGGAATTTATATCATGTCAAATCTTTTACACATATCAAACAAAGTACGAAACGGAATGGTTGTGGGGGCTGCTTCTTCCATTGAAGTTGGAGCGCAGACAGTGAAAGCACTTATTTTCAGCTTAGGCTCAGGGATACCTGCAAACGAAAATGTAGGTATAACAGATCAGGTCTTACTGGCAGAGCACTTATCAAGTTACGGTAGTGATGGTTTTGAGGATTCAGCAACTACGGGTAGCTTGAGTGCTAATGCATTTGCAGACATAGCCGCAATAGCTAACGGTGCTCCTGCGTTCTTTCGACTTGTTGATGCTAATAATGAGGTTTGTATGCAAGGAACTTGTGGCGTGGCTAATGCCCACATGCTTGTATCATTGCCTGAGTATATTCAAGGTGGAATGTCAAAAATCACATCACTCAACCTCTCTGTGCCAGCTACATCACCTGCGGCGGTATAAAGTATGTCAGCACCAAATTATGGGCAAAAGGTTCAAGGTGTCGCATATCCTGTCTTTGAGCAAGTATTAGGTGCGATCTTTGATGAGAGGTATTACGGCATAGATATCAGGGAGTGGCTTAAGGGTCGGACACTTAAGTCATACACACTAACAAGTGTTGATATAGGGGGTCTTAAAGTTGAAACAGTAAGTGAACTTGATGGCGTTGTATCGTTCAAAGCTAAGGAGGGTCAGATAGGTTATCAAACTGTAAAGCTAATCATCGACTCAGAGGATACATCAATCACTCGGCATTACTGCATCAAAGTCAGAGATTTATAAGCAACAAGCTATAATACATTTCGATTATTGAAACCCTTTTTCAATAATCGAAATGTTTAGTTTTCGCAGTTTTCGCAGTTTTCGCATAAAGTTTTCGCGCGCGGCATCAGCTTTGGGATTTTACGGCTTTAGCCATTGCAAAAAGATAATAAACAGCAGCGACAACAGAAACCAGTGAAAAAATACGGAAATATAATGGAATAATTTCAGTTGTTGGACTTATAGCAATTAATATTGGTGCCACAATTAATGAAAGCAACATGATAAAACCTGCCCAAGAATGCACCTTACAATTAAAAGTTGGGTTCTTAGTAAATGGATCGGCGTCCATTGGGAAGTAACCTGCGACCCATGTACCAACACCATGAGATATAACTAACCAACCAGCAACATTCACTAAAGTTGAAACATTTGAGATTTGTGCCAGATACCAACCGAAAAAGCAAAATAGAAAACCAAGAGGATAATTATTAATTAAAGGGGACAATTTTTCAGTTGGGCTACCAGTTGCACCTAACTCGCTACAAAATTGTTTAGAATGGCTGTAACCAGCATAAAATCTACTTGCTACATAAACACCGATGAAAATCCAGATTGTTGCAATTAACCCTGAATAGATCGCAATACTTTCAAACACTACCAAAATCCTTTTGTAAACTAACGCCCGCTTAAGCGGAAAAATATAGCTGGCTAAAATGTTGAACGGAGTGAAAACAGCCAGCTGTATTTTTTCCGTTTGAAGCGCTTGTTAGTGCCGTAGTTTTAATTTGAACGAATATATTCACGCCCATTTAACATTTCACTTCTCGATAAACCGATGCTAAAACGTTTAAATAACCCTAAGAACTCAATAATGGGCATATCGACCCTAACACTTTTAAGTTCAACAGGCCCAGCCGTACTCTTAAATTTTTCTTCTACTGTATCAAAGCCGGCTAGTTCTACGAGAAGAAATTCAACTGATACTGGGTCTTTATGCTCACCGTGGTTTTCACCCGCAAAGACTTTTACACCAATTAAAAATTCGTTATCTAATTTATGTCCTTTTTTCTTGAGCCACTCATTCATTCCAATTTCGTCTGCATCATCAGCAGCTGAAGTCCCTTTCCAATCATTGTATTGTGTAGACGCTGTAAATTTTTCTGGATACATTATTATTTCCTTTTTAATGTTATTGATCGATAAAGCCAAAGCTGAATGAATAGGCACTAACGCCCCAATAAGGGGCTAAAAATTGTTTGCTAAAATGTGTAGCGAAGCGAAACCGAGCAAACTGTTTTTAGTCCCGCTTGATTGGCTTGTTAGTTGCCTTTTGTACCGATTTAGAGAATGAATAAAGCTCGCCTAGCAAATGCATATATTCTTTATTTAATTTGTCAGCATTAGGTTTCCAACAGAACTCACCTTTAGCGTTAGTAGTTTGGCCTAATACCAAATCATTTAAGCTGCCCATACCACCACTACCAGACATTATAATGTTGGCACAGTTTAAGTATTCACAAGAATCAAATGCAGATAGAGCTCGCTTAAAATGTTTGAACCACCAATCTGATTTTTCTTCCTCCAATAACGTGATCATGTCAGTTATTTGGACTCGACTATTTTCGTACATGCTATCCCTAGGCAACTAACGCCCCACTAAGAGGCAAATGATAGTTGGCTATAATAGAGAGCGAAGCGAACAAAGCCAACTGTTATTTGTCCTGCTTGAGTGGCTTGTTATATGGCTTTTTTAAGGCGAAGACCAGCTAATTCTTTTTCTGTCCTTTCACTATTTGAAATATAATAATGACTCCCAGAGCACTTTGTTACCACTCTACTTTCAGGAATATATAAAATAAATTCATGGCCAACTTGCGACCCAATAGAGCACATACCTGAACCTGTTGTTACATAATTTAGTGCAACGTCACTTTTTTTGAAGCTTTCTAACACCCGGTAATTTACTTTAACTTCACGAAAAATCCCTTCCGATGGTTCAATATACTCTGTTGAAAGAATAACAACATGAATAATCTCTTTTGCATTATTATATTTATCATCCTCAGTTAAGGGCATGCAACTACAAGCATGAGAAGTAAAATTAAATAATATTAAAAGAGAGAACAATGCTAGCTTCATATTCGCTGCCATATAACGCCCAATTAACGGGCTAAAAATAGTGGGCTAAACTTGAGCGGAGCGAAAAAAGTGACCGCTATTTTTAGTCCCTGTTTAATTACTTGTTATGTGTAAACTGCTGATATGCCAACTATAAAAAACTAAGAACCAATAGTAAACCTATAATTACCGAACCAAATAATAGGTATTTACCAAAGATAGAATTATCTTCGAGAGTTTCTTGATTCTGCGCTTTTAATTGAGCCAATTGTGCTTCATTTAAAGCAGAGCAATGAATACATTTATCGCTTGCTTCCGGTGTATATAATTCACATCTATCACAGCGTTTTTGCTTCGGCTGCTTAGCTTTCATTGCTAGACTCATTCCTACAGACATTGTGAAATCCTTTTACACATAACGCCCTAATAATGGGCAAAAAATTGTTGGCTAAAATGTTGAGGAACGAAAACAGCCAACTATTTTTTGTCCTTATTTATTAGCTTGTTAGGCTAATACGAATCTATTTTTAAATGTGTATTACAAAAACTTGAAGCTCCAGATAAGTCGGGAAATAAAGTAGAATGGCTTATATTCATTCTATTTAAATGTCTTAAACATGATTCTAAATCTTTTTTTGGGATGTTTATTTTTATTAGCTCCATATAACCTTCACTATATTTAGATGGGAATTTTTTAACCCAGCTTTCTATATCCATATTGTTTGGACTACGAGTAAACAAGCCTCTTTGGCTCACTAAACGATTATTCTCATCGCTCATAGGGCGAACTATTTTAACAGTTGGTCTATGACCATTAACCGTAGCTACTTTACTAGCAGATTTAATTTCTTCATTTTTTTCATTGGTAGATGTCTGATCAAGAGCGTAAACCGTAATAAATTTACTTTTTTCTGAAGATGCATTAATAGCAGCAAAATACAAAGCGACAAAGGGAGATTCAGTCCAATCTAACAAGGGAGTAAACAAACCATGATGTTGCCCTAGAGCCCACCAATCATTATCTTCATCAATTTTAGAAGGGTTTGCTCCTCTTCGGCCACGTGTTTCATATTGAAACTTTTCAAGATGAATATCTCTCATATCTGATTCAGGATCTTGTATATATCGATCTAAGGTAGGTTCTAACTTCCATTCGCAACAAGAGTGGCCTCTATACACATATGAAGTGTAGTCGAGCATTTCTGTATTTATAAAATCAGAAAAATGTTTCCAATGGGACAGTTCAAATTCTTTGACTCCCTTCTTAAGTGGTTTTGTTTGCCACTTTTTTCTTCCATCCATGTAAAATCCTAAAGTTTGATTATTAGCCTAACGCCCCAATAAGGGGCTGATAATGCTTGGCTAAACTTGTGTAGCGAAGCGAAACCGAGCCAAGCTTTAGCAGTCCCACTTGATTGCCTTGTTAGGCATTATTTAGAAGATAATATCTCCATAGCCCCAAATAAAGGTACCTACTACTACAAATAAGTGAGCTAACCTTGAAATTATTTTATGTCTTGGCGGCAACGATGGAACTGATTTAACCTTGCTAGAATTACCATAAAAGTTATTTTGCATGACTTTAAATAACTCATTATTCAGTCTAAATTCCACAATGACAGCGAGCAAAACCATTACAGCACCAGATCTTGCGAAAAAAGCGTCCGGTTCCTGCCCAAAAGAGTAAAAATAGCTGAAAAGTACCCAAGAAAAGCTTAATACAAGTAAACTTACTTCTAGCTTCAATCGACTTAATTTTATTAACAAATGTGAGCCTTTTATACTTGATGCCTAACAACTTATTAGTAGGATTAGATCACGCTTTCTTTTAGTGTGTCTGTCCTAAAAACATATAAAATTTCATTTTAATATACTTACATTTAGCTTTATCTTCAATACCTTAATCTAATTTCAATCTCCTTTTCATTCGAGAAAGCGAGACTAATTCTCGGTTTCTCGAATGAAAAGGAGAATACGGCCAAACTGTATAAATAAACAGTTAACAAAAGAAATAAAAAAGAAAGTGAGAAAATCTGAATTTCAGTCACATATTAAAGAAAATATGTGGACTAAGCGGTACGCTAAAAAAACGATCGAGTCATACTTATATTGGATTAAAGCCTATATTATATTTATTGATAAACAGCACCCGAATAATTGTCACGATAGTGAAGTTGAACGCTTTTTGAACTACCTTTCAAATAGCCTTAATCTAGCACCTAAGTCTCAAGCTTTAGCATTAAATTCATTAAGTTATTTATATAAACATATTTTGGATAAGCCACTTAGCATAGAGCTGAACTTTAATAAATCGCGAGTACAGCCTAAACTGTCCATCGTACTCACACCTATAGAAATTAAAACGTTATTTCGCTTTGTTAACACAAAACATCTATCACTCTGTCAGTTAATGTATGGTAGCGGCCTACGACTGATGGAAACCGTAAGGCTTAGGGTTCAAGACATTGATTTTAATTACCATTCTGTTCAGGTTTGGAACGGTAAAAGGAGGAGCTATAGGATATTTTAG